GAATCAGCCTACACCCATGCGAACGACCACAGACAAATCTGCAAGAGGCTGGTTGCTGTATTCACAGACAGTTTCTGAAGCTTGTTCATTCATGAACGTAATGGCGCTCGGTCCGAGCGGCACTTGGCTTTTGGGTGATGCTTCACTTTCTTCAAGAAGCGGTGAACTTGCAATGGCAATGGATAGTTATGTTGCTGGAACAAGCACAGCCACTCTATTGAAAAAAGGAATTGTTTATCACTCTGCTTTCTCTGCCATTTGGTCTGGACAAATCGGGCGACCTATTTATCTTATGTCAGGAGTTCAAGGTTCAGTCTCCTACACTGTCACCACTTCGGTTAGAATTGTTGGTGTGCTGCTTCCTGCTTCTGATATGAGTACTGTCGTTGCTTCTGGTAAGTGGAGATTTGATCCAGACCTAAATTGGGGAGTGACTGGAGTTTAGTTTATTTATTCCCGGCCAGAAATTAAATCTGGCCGGGATATTTTCAGGAGGGAATATGCACAGAATTGAATCTGATAATGTAGATATTACGGCAGGTAAAAACCAATTCAAGGATGGTCCTCCTGGAACGACAGTTAATGCTGCAATTATGAATGCAATGCAGGAAGAAATTTGTAATGCTATAGTAGGCGGAGGATTAACTCTTAAAACGAAATTAACCGATACCCATGATCAATTGAATTCAGTTATTCAAAATTTAGCATATAAAAATGGACGATCTGCTACTTATATTTTTGCTTCCTCTGATTCAGAATCTAAATCTCAAGGAGGAGCGGATCAAATAATTAGTACAAGTGCGGACGCGGCTGCAATTATTAAAGCAAAAGCGGCAGAGCTTTCTGCTTTAAATGGTGGATTAATTCTTTGCTTGGAAGGGACTTACAATTGCTATACTGAACTTGATTGGTCATCATTTGTTGATTTAATTGGCTGTGGTTATAGAACTGTATTTAAACGCCAAGCAGGAATTACATATGTAATTGATTCTTCTGCTGTTGAAAACTGTTTATTTAGTAATTTTAGAATTAATGGAAATAAGGGTATTTTTCCTGGAGCATATACTGGAATTATTGGTAAGACTGCAAGCTATACTTCAGAATATGAAAGAATAATTTCTCATAATAATGGTGCTAATGGATTTTTAAATTGTAATCAATTATCTAACTGTTATTCATATTCAAATACTACTTATGGATTTTCAAATTGTAAACAATCGTCTAACTGTTATTCATATTCAAATACACTTGATGGATTAATTAACTGTTATCAATTATCAAACTGTTATTCATACTCTAATTTGAATTCTGGATTCCTTTATTGCAATCAATTATCAAATTGTTATTCATATTTAAATGGTTCTCGTGGATTTACTGCCTGCAATCAATTATCAAATTGTTATGCACAAAAAAACAGTTCAAGCGGATTTGTTCTTTGCAAGCAATTAGTAGCATGTAAATCAATAAGTAATGCTGTTTCACAGTATCATTATACTTCTTGTTGGCCTATGCAGCAATGTGTCGGAGCAAGTGGTGGTAGTGCTTGGCGTTCATGTTTTGCCGATCATGCAGGTACAAGTGCTGTAGCAGATACGGCAGCTGGCGGATATAATTATGCTTAAATAAAAAAGGGAGTAAATATTTACTCCCTTTTTTTATTTTAATAAAGTAAATTAAAATAATTTTACTTTGCCAGAAAACTTTATATAAATTTCTGTATATGCTCCTTCGATATTTGTCTTCCCTATTCCTTCTGAATAAACATAAGGCATTACTGGATGAAAACAAGAATGTCTTACTCCTGCTTCAAACCCTCCTATAATAATACCTGATTCAAACCCATACCAATTGTCCGACGGATAGAATTTATCTAATGATTCTGTAGAAGAAAAATTACTTCTAACTGATCCACCAACAAATATTAGATCAAGTAAAAGTAATCGAGCATTAAATGATGCATAGAAATTACTGTTGTCAGTGTATTCTGTCTCATGCAATATCCATGAATTGGCAGGAAGATAACCAGCTTCAAAAGAAAAAGCTAAATCAAGAATTCTCTCTTCCTCTGCAACAGCAATAAATCCTGTTAAAAAAACCATGATAGCCAGCATTAAAGTTTTCATATTCTCCTCCAATACTTTATTATAAAGTAAAAAAAGAGAAAAAGCTATATATTTTTTGATTATTTTTATTCTATTATTCTGGGTGATTAGCATAATATTCTTGTTCTTTCTCTGCAATCGATCCTTTTACTATAAAATTATTCGCAATTGCATGCCCATTTTCTACTGCATGTTTAATGTTCTCTTCCTCAGTCACCCATTCAAGATTCTCAACAAAATAATTGAATATGTTTCCGTCTTTGTGATTCACCTGTTTTTTGTGCATAGGATTTTCAATAAAAGTTTTTGCAACTAAAATATGAATTCTTCTATGCTTCCTTCTCCCTTCCTTCCACAAATCTACATATGGATATTTCTTTTTATCCATTTGAATCTTTAGAAATCGTTCTGAATTATAACTATAAATATTTCCATAATTTGAAATTAAGTACGATTCTTTATACTGGTCTATTGGAAGAAAAGTCTCTTTTACTTTCTCTCCCATACCCAAATCCTTCCTTGGCCAAAAGAACAATTCAAAGCCGGGAGCTCTAAAGCCAATTTATTGATATCAGAATCATACAGAGGCTCGCCATTACATTTCTTTGCAAAAAAAGCATTCACAACTCTACTCAAAAAATAATAGGTAGAGCTGTAATGGTTCTCTTCAGTATTTGTAACAATTTTTGGTTCATCAGTTAACAGATCAATATCTCTTATATAATGATTATGCCAAGGCTCTGTTATTTCTTCCAATCCAATTTTTACTCTGAATCTATTTATTTGCTTCAGACTATCCCAACTATTCTCACACATGATATATTTCCCATTAGGAGTAAGCAGCATGCCAATAGTTTCAATTGCTTCTTTCTGCTCCTCCCAATTTTTTAAATTGATAAGCATTCTTTCTGTATAGATAAGATCGAAAGTTGAACCCATTTGAATCATATGTCGTTTAAGTGCTTCTATATCTCCTTGCATGAAATGAATCTGTGGGTGAGGAAATAATTTTTTTGCTTCCTTGATCATCTCTTCAGAGAAATCAATTCCAATTACTTCAACATTTTCAAATTGACTGGCGATATGGAAAGCAGTCATTCCATTACCACATCCAAAATCAAGAATTTTCATTCTTGGTTTTACATATGAAGCGATTGCATCCATTTCCAATTTCTTGGCAATTAAATCTTTTGTTCCTGCAAGCTTTCCAAGTTTAGCTCTATTGTTCCAAAAATCTAATTTATTCAAGCGATCCTCCTTTCATCATTTCAAAGCATAGTTTAATATTATCTTTGATTGAAATATCCTCCGAGAATGATTTTGAATATTCTGTATATGCCTGGATTGCTTCTTGATATCTTTCTTTCTTCTGTAGAAACTCTCCCAGTGTTTTATAGAAATAATCATATTCTTTTGTTTCTTCAAATACTTTTTGAAGAGTTGAAACTCCTTCATTATAGAATCTTTGATCATTTAATAGAATGCATCCGAGTTCAAATTTGTATTTACTATTATTTGGATTTTCTTCTATTAGCTTCTGGAATGATTTAATGCTTCCTTCTTTATCTTCAAGAAGAAATTGAGCAGTCGCAATTCCCCATAATGCTTTTTCATTATTGTGGGTTGTATTTAGAGCATATGCTTTTTTAAGAATGGTCAATGCTTCTTTATATTTCTTTTCCTTTCCAAGATTATGCGCTGCATCAATCATTTCCAGATAGAGTAAATCATTTCCTCTGTCTGGAATCTGTATTGCTTTTTTGATTGATTCCTCTCTCATTTCAATTGCTTTCGATAATGATTTGTAAGCGAATTCAAAAAAATCATCTCTCAGCATTTCTTTTTCAAGATACTCATTTATAATCTTCTGTGATTCCAAGTAAGGGTAAGCAAAATTTCCTTTATCAAACCATTTGCCAACATCCTCAATTTTAAATCTATCATCATTCGGCATAGTGAGAAGAGATTCGTCTTTCGTCAGCATGAAATTTTTCAATAGTTTTAATGCTTCCTCATACATCGGAATCAATTCCTTGGAATGTTTTTCAGCCGCCTCAAGTATCAATTTATTCCTTTCGCATCTGATTTTTAAATCCTCTTTATTCTCCACCAACTGTTTCTGCATCTCATCTTTTGTTACAGTTTTATTTCTGAATGCTTCCAGCGAGTACTCTCGCGCGTGGAGTTGTCTGCTTGCATAATAGATAGCCACATTCAATGTAGGATTCCTTTTTGCTATCTCCTGCGCTTTGGTAGAGAACTCTTCATTCAATTGCATGTCACGCAACAGCTTCTTTTTGTTGTTATTGAAATGATGAAGCATTTTTTTATTCCAGAAGACTCCTTCCTGGCAGTACTTAACCATGTCTTTAAAATCTTGAAGTTCGTTTTTCAAACAGCTGATAGCTCTATTCAGAATTCCTTCCTGATCATCTGCTACAGTAAGAAGTTTATTCAACTTGCTTTTGTTTATTTTTTTTACAGCATACTTTTTTAATGCATCCTTGAGGAGCATTCTCTTTGCTCCTTTAATATGCGCTCCTCCCTCTGTAGAGTTGATCATTGTTTTATCTTTGTGGAATGAAAACAGTTTCTCGAATGCAGTAATAAATGACAAAAGACCAGTGCTTGTTTTTACAGGCGCACCGAAATATCCATCCACTTCAAATAGATTTCCAAGAGACATTGTTTTATCTTTTAACGGACTATCAGGAGCGTCAATGTCCCAAAGAATTTCATCTCCCTCGATTCTTACTTTCCCGGAAGCATCTGCATTCGGATTGTGGGACAGATCACTTTCAAAAGATAAATCCTGTCCGATAGAAATAATAGGATTGCATCCCAACAGAACAGCGCAACCATAGGCCATATGACTGACGCTTCCTCCCTGGTCAACAATTCCTTTTTCAGAAATGATCTTTGAAATACATTCAGGAAATTCTCCCAGTCCAGAACCAACAATAAATTTCGCTCCCTTCCATTTTCTTAGAATTGGAGAATAGGTTTTATTCAAGGCCAGAAGAGGAACATTACAATCCCAAAGATTCTGGAAATGTTCAATATTAGTTTCACCATAATCGACAGTGCAAATAAAATCAGGCACAATATCATACGCCAAAAGAATTCTGAGCGTCTGAGCAATCGCAATAATGATAACTTTCTCTCTGACTTTTTCATCCATGAGGAGATGGATATTCTTTTGCAGACTCGGGCCAGTGTTTACAAGGATAGCAGGATAGTCCTTGTAGAATCCTTCCAGCTCCTTAATCCCTCTATGCCTTACACAATAGGCAAAGGTTTTAATATCATTCTCTGCCAGTAGTCTCCCCGCTCCTATAACTGTTCCTACATTACACTGGAGCTGATTGATAACATCATTCACATAAATAATTAGTGAACTATATTTCTCAGGCCATTTTACTGCTATAGGATCGGCCAGCATAATCCAATTATTTATGACTGCATGGCTATCAATCAATCCCACCACGCCATAAATTTCTTCCTGCCCAGGACAAGCAAAAAGTAATTCTCCATCCTCAATCTCTTTCACAAAATCATAATTTCTAAAACTTTCCTGGATGAAAAATGCTTCTGATTCCACAACCAGAATAATATGTTTCTTCTCCTTCTTCTCGCAGATTCTTTTTACAAGATGACCTGCACCCATTCCAACTATGATAGAGACATTCCCATAAAGAGGCTGAAGATAATTTTTAATCACTTCGTCCAGATTTTCTTTTGTTTCATCTTCTCTATATATAAGTAAGTCTTGATTGTTCCTGTGCAAAATAAAATTTGAAAGCCCTTTTTCGTTTTTGTGTTTGCTTATCTTTGGGATATTAACTGATTCCTTTATTCTTTTCGTTAGAGTAGGATTTACTTTTTCAAGCATCTCCAGATTATTTTCAAGATTTTCCATCAGTAAGCTCCTTTGTTAATTTAGATATCATTGCATCATATTTATTTATTTTCTGCATTATTTTTTTTGATTCATTAGGAGCCACCTTTATTGACAGACGGAGGATGTCCATCCAACATTTATTGTTCTTTGCTCTTATCTCCTGAATCTGATTTATAATGCCTAAATCTTTTTTAGATTTTACTATCTGTTTAATCATCTCACTTGCCATTATGAAGCTCCTCAATTATCAAAATCTTATTTGCTAATTTTAATTCAGTAAGTACTCCCTCCAAATCTTTTAGTGGAGGAGATATTTTTTTTCTCAATACTCTTTCCATATTCAATCCAAGATTTCTAATCTCATGCAGAATGTCTTTTGTTACTTGCTCTGTTTCTGCTTTACTCATTCTCTGCATCCTTCAATGTAATATATTTGTGTTCCAGTTCTGAGAGCATGTGATGAGTAACAAATTCTTTAGTAAGCAATCCATATTGATAAATATCAATCATCTCTCCTCTGTGCCACTTCGCTTCTCTCAGCACTCCTTCTTTTTTAAAACCAAAAAACTCAAATACTTTTTGCATGCCCACATTGTAGGAAGTAGTTCCTCCCCATACTCGATTGAATCCTAATTTAAAAAAGGCATGCTGTAGCATAATGAATAGAGCGCCAGCACCAATTCCTCTTTTGTGAAAATCAGGTTCACCAATAATGATAGCAAATTCGGCTGATCGATTTATCCAGTCAAGAGATTGTAAGCAGACATTTCCTATATGGAAACATTTCTGATTATCTCCAAGGAAATAAATAGCAAAAACAATTCTTTCTTTTCTTTCTATTGAAGCAAAATAATCTTCAATATCCTTTTCAGTTAAAGAGAAAATTCCATGTGATGTGTGTTTAGTAGTTTGGTCTTTCAAAAACCATTCCCTGTAGGAGCTTGTTTTCAAATCTTCTCTGGTAAAAGGTTTCAATCCAATTTGACCTATCCTGTATTGAAAAGATAACATCAAATCACCTCCGCATTATTCAGCTGTTCTTCATTACATTCTGACAGAAATACTTTTCCTCTTTTTCTCAAACTCTTCGGAGCAAGTTCCTTTCCATTTCTCATTCTTCTTTTACCTTTTGAATTCTCTCTTGATTTAGATTTGCCTGCATTCTTGCTCATATCATATTTCTCCTTTTAAGCTCTGCAATTAATTTTTCTTCTTCCCAATTTTTGGTAGAGTCTGACGACATTTTAAATGGCACTCCTCTTGTCTGTCTCTTTTGATCGATCAAAGTTCCCCAAGAAACATTCATAGAATAAAGAGACTCTTCCTCTGTGATCAAACATTCATGTAATTTCTCTCCCGCGCGAACACCAATATGTTTGATTGTTACATCATGTTTAGGAATAAATAATTCAATGAAATTCAATAGAGGGAATGCCAACATATCAGGAATAAATATTTCTCCTCCAGTCATCCATTGCATTCTGTCAATAATAAACTTGGCAACAGTATCAATAAAAATCCAGAAGCGTGTCATTCGTTCATCTGTGATTAGAATTGTTTTGTCCTTTGCATACTGTTCTCTAATCACAGGGATGATTGAACCTCTTGAGCCTAAAACATTCCCATATCGGCAGACAGAAAATTTAGTAAGCGTAGAATATACATTAGCATGGATAAACAATTTCTCTGCTGTTGCCTTAGTACAGCCGTATAGGTTAACAGGATAACAGGCCTTGTCTGTGCTGATTAAAATTACTTTTTCAATGCAGTTATTTATTGAGCAATCAATTACATTCACCGATCCTTCCACATTCGTCCTGACTGTCTCAATAGGATTAAATTCGCAGTGAGGAATCTGTTTCATAGCAGCAGTATGGAAAACAATATCCACGCCATTCAAAGCACGATCAAGTCTTGTCCTGTCTCTGATATCTCCTACCAAAAATGCAACAGGAACAGTTGCATTAATTGATTTCAGCTCTTCAGAAAACAATCTATGCTTTTCCTCATCTCTTGAATAAATTCTAATACCTTTTACATCTGGATAGTTTTTGATAAGCTGCTTTGTGATTTCTTTCCCAAGAGTCCCAGTTCCTCCTGTGATTAAAATCTCCTTATTGCTATAAAATGTTTTCAAAGCATACCTCTCAACTCATCGATAGTTTTTGCGAAGAGACCGGCATCAGGATTTTTTGCATCTCGTTCAAGCACATAATGCATTTCAAAAATATAAGTTCCCTCCTCCATCTTTTTGTAATCAACAAACTTTTTAAACAGATACATTCCAGGAGTATGATCGCTGATATTTAACTCCCATCTACCTTTTTGGAATGAATGCTTCAAATAATCTTCTTCTGAGGCTGGGTACTCCGGGATGCATTCCAACAAATGTTCATTCCCATAATAAGGAAAATCAGAACAATTTTTTCTACAATCTGTACTAATATAAACATGAATTTTTCTTGGAATGAATCCAAGAAGGAAATATGTTTCAGGACGACAGGCTATTTTAACAAAAGGAATATTAAACTCCAAAAGGAATTTGAGTGAATATAAATCGAATACACTGCTGGTCAATTGATATCCAGATTGATTGCAGTATCTATGCATTTCTATAAATGTATCATGTAATAAGCATTCATTTACCTCTGCTGCTTTACTTGTTGGTTCAAATAATTGAGTTTTAAAAGTAATTTTATATTCTTTAGAATCTATTTTTTTTATCTCATCAACCATCCTCTTGAAATAATTGACATCATTTTTAAAAGTATTTGCCGAAACATCCAATACAATTTCAATCATAGTTTTCCTCCTATGGCTGCTGTTATTAAAATAGCAATTTCTCCAAAAAGCATTCCTGCATAAAAAGTAGATTCACCAATTATTTTATTATCATTTTTTGCTACTCCTTTAATGATATAGTAAAATACGAAAGAAGCAGAGCAGATAATTGAGATTAATATAATTTCAATCATACAAGCTCCTTTCTATTCTCCCACACCTTATTAAATGCAGATGCAATCAATCTTACCTCTGCATCATTTATCTCATATTTTTGAAATAGAGTTAAACAGAATTCATCTTTCTGATAGTTCTCAACTATTTCAAGTGGTTCAATATTTCTATATTTGAATACTGGCATTTTATAAAGAGGATCGATATATCCACAGCGGCAGAATTCTGATTGCATAGACATCATAGATTCTTTTATTTTAATCTCTGCATTTACTGCTTCAATAAATTTTTCTCTCTTTGGTGCATCTCCTTCTTCAAGATAAAAGAATGCCAGTACATAATACGCATGAAGAAAATTATTCTTTGTTGCTGAAAGACTCATGTTTGGAATAGCTAAACTATTCCTGAAAACATTAACAATATGATTTCTCCTTGCGATTTCTTCATCAATATGTTTCAATTGTTCAAGCAGAACTACAGCTTGAAACTCTGTCATTCTAAGATTCATTCCGACAAGATTTTCATAATCAAAAAAACTTTCATTTTTAGGAGCGGATGAAATAACTGCTTCAGCGTGATTGCGAATCAAGGCACATTTCATATATAAAGTAGGATTACTTGTTACAATAAATCCTCCCTCTCCGCTTGTAAAATGTTTACCTTGGGTGAAACTGAAACAGCCTATATCGCCAATAGTTCCAGCATGAGCAAATCCATCCTCACCATCATATTTTGCTCCAATTGCCTGAGCAGCATCTTCAATTACAAATAGATCGTACTCTACTGCAATTTCATTTATTCTCTGATCATACATATGCCCAAATAGATCCACTACAATAATCGCTTTTGTTCTTGGAGTAATTTTCTTTTTTACATCATCTGGGTCAAGACAAAATGTTTGAGGATCGATATCAGCAAACACTGGAGTTGCTCCATAAATCATAGGAGCAGTTGCAGAGCAAGACATTGACCAGGGAGTGACAATCACTTCATCTCCCGGTTTTAATCCAATTGCCCCACAAGCCACAATCAAAGCAGATGTACAGCTATTGACAGCAAGAGCTTTGTTGTCTCCTCCAAGATATTCAGAAAAGAATTTTTCAAGCTCCTTTACATTCTCTCCTCCCCAAAAAGCGTCTCTCCAACTTCCTCTATACCCAGAAAAATATTCTGAGTAAATAAGAGAATTCATCCTCTCCTTCATTTCACTTTTGCCATAGAACTTTTGATGCAACTTCAATTCTGCTGTTGGCTTTCCACCATTGATTGCAAGCACTCCCATCACTCTCCTCCTTCAATTTTATCAGTTCCTGGAATCTTTGATTCTCTGATTTTATTTATTTCCAAAAGCTCTGGTTCTGATTCAAGTATATTAAATATATCTTCAATTCCAAAATCTACTTCTCCTATTGCAGAAACAATTTCTTTCATTAATTCCAAATCCTCTGGATAATCCAAAGTCAATCTCAAGTCTGGCTTAAAATATTTTATAGGAGCATGGTAGTTTCCAATCTTCAAATTTTCAAAAGCATCATTCTGCAATTTGTCAGAATAGTTTAATATGTTCCATCCTCCATGACTTCTATGCTCTGGAGGAATCTGGCACTTCGCTATGCTCCTGATTACATTGCTTCTGTATATCTGAATATCAAATCCGTCCGGCCATCCTCTTATCAAGGCATTCGAAATATAATCATAATTGTATTCATGGAAACAATTGACCATTTTATCAAGCATAGCAATATCTATAAAAGGACAATCAGAAGTTATTTCAATTAAGGTATCTCCAGAATGCATTAAGGCACAATCAGCAACTCTTTCAAGAACATCATTCTCACTCCCTCTGAATATTTCTACTTCTGGGATTTCTCTTAACAAATCTACAAGCAAATTATCTTTTTTATTTGTGGTTGTAGCTACAATTATTTTATTTATCTCCTGACTTTTCAAAAGACGCTGAATCAGGAATTCAATAACAGTAAAATCACCAAATATTTTTTTAATAATTTTATCTGGAAATCTTGAACTGTTTAATCGTGCTTGAATAATACAAATTGTTTTCATGCTTGTCCTTTCATCATGTTGTAAACTCTGTGCACATTTAAAGCATCTTCTTCTGTGCAGTTAAATATAAAATTCTTTTTAGGATTATTCAGGTATGAAACACATTGGTTGTATAAAGCAGGAAGGAAATTTTCAAGTTTTGTTTCTGATGTTTCAATATTTATAGCAGAGATTGAATTATAATTTCCAAATGTCTTTTCCTTCTCTATATAATATCTGAATATCATTTTCCCATGTTCGACTATTCTCAGTCTTCCTTGATCTGTATGGATATCAATTTCAAAAATATCATAAGCTCTTCCATCGTGAGGAATCAGAGAAACATATTTGCATTTATCGTAAGACATGGAGACAAAATCAGTCCTATCATCTTTTGAATAATCATCAAAACCAATAGGACCAATTTTTTTAGCGTAAGTGCATTTTCCAAACATCAGATTGAAAAGATCGATAGCATGGCATCCATCTCTCAGCAATCCTCTAACATATAGACAAGATGCACTATATATTTTTCCATATATACCATTATTGATATCCATTCCCAATAGATACAATTCTGAAAATCGTCTTGAATAATCAACGACTATTTTTGCTTGAGGAATATGCTGCTTGCACAGAGATACTATTTTCTCTGCTTCTTCTAAATCTTTCCCAAAAGGTTTTTCCATCACAAGAATCTTTATTCCTTTTGCATTCTTCCATTCACAAATTTCTTTTATTATTCTTAGATGATATTCTGTAGGCACTGCTACCACAACAATATCAGCGGCATCATACTGACTTGAAAAAACAGAAATGCTTTTTGCTGGTTCACACATCCATCTTCTGGCTGCCTCCATTCTTTTATCAACATCTGTTTCGACAATTCCATACAGTTTCAATTTATTATTCGCTTTGATTGCATGAGCATGAGTCAGAATATTTTTTGTATGAGGAGAATCTATATTCAGTGGTTTGATTGCTCCGATGCTCCCCGCTCCTATGACGATGCAATTATATGGAATCATTCATTTTCTCCTTTACTTCTGACACTCCATTTTTATTTGTAACTTCAAAAATCTTATCAGCAGCAGAGATAATCCCTTCGTCATGCGAGACTATGATAAACTGTATTCCTAATTTATCAGACAATGTTTTTAGAAGCTCTGAGGCCTTGGGCTGTAGTTTTCTATCAAGCCACTTCATAGGCTCGTCCAGGATTATAGTATCGCTCGGGCGCGGACGAGAGAGCTGCCATAGAGCAATACGCAATGCAAAAGAAGCAACATCAACCACTCCTCCACCACTGTCGTCAATTGGATCAACTTCCATTCCATTTTTTTTGAAGAATAAATATGCCTCTGTCTTTCCTCTTTTCGGTTCATATCTAATTCCGAATTCATAAGGCACGTCAAAAATAGAATTGAGTGCAAGTGTAACGATACTTGAAATCTGATTGCTTAACTCCTCTTGGGTCTGCTTTGCTACTGACTGAATCAATGACTGTGCTTCCTGTATATTCCTCTGTCTCCTGACAAGAGCATTTTTATTCTTTTCATTATCAGCAATCTGTTTTTCTATCTGTTCTTTTTTACCGAAGAGATTATTCAATTTTCTTTCAAGGATTTCTGTCATACACTTTCCTCAATCATCTTTAATTCTTTTTCAAGCTGCTTATATTCTGATTCAATTTCCTTCTCCAATTTATCATTTTCTTTTTTAAGCTCTTCAAGTTTTTCCTCTGCTTGTTCAACTGAGGAGCAATCGAAATTTTCTTTCAAAGATTTAAACAGCTCCTTCTGTGAGCCTTCAATCTGCGCCACTTCAATTTTAGAATCGTCAATTTTCTTTTTCATTTTCAAAAGATTGTCTGCAATTTTACTGTCCATTTAATCCTCCATCGCCAAAGTGATTTCTTCTTGCACACCATTCCTGATATTATTTTCTTTTATTGCTCGCTCCATATTTTTTTCAAAACTAATATCAACGCTGTAATTAGTAGAAAGAGAATTGACAAATTTTTCCACTCGCTCATCTTTCTGCTTTCTTATTTCAATTGCTTCAGTATCAAACACATCTTTCTCTATAGGAATATCAATTCCTTTTATTTGTACTCCAACTTCTACAACAAATATTTTAGGCTGATAATCAATTTGATCTGAATCAGAGCGCATAATAGAGCCGGTAGAAATAAAAATTCTTCCATCTTCAGAGCTTGCAGCAAAATGTTTATGATTGTGTCCACAAATAATTAAATCAAACTGATGATATATGTCTAATATTTCTTTTTGAGTAGATGATTCAAATAATTTAGTTTTTGCTGGAGTAACCATTTCATGTATAACAATAACCTTTTTTTCATTTTTGCTTAGTATATAATCTGGAATTTTCTGTCCATAATTTAATCCATAAATATCAGTTTTATTTAATGAAAAAGGCTCTTTGTCTGACAATAATTTAACTTTCCCGGCTTTCACAAGAACATTCAAACTTGATTTAGGAAAATGATTAACATTATGATATGGCATTTCATGATTTCCGATAATAGTATAAAATGGCTGAGGAAGATTCTCGATTAACCAAGATTCAACTAATGGGGAAACTTTCCACGAGTCGCACAAATCACCGGCATCGATTATCGGAATGTTTCCATACTCCTCTTGTCGCTCCCTCAGCCAAAGAATTTTTTTCTTAAATGCTTCCCAGTAATTATCTATCCTGGAAATTGGATTTGTTTCTTGCGCATGGATATCAGAAGTGATAATAAAATCTGGATTCATTTTATCACCTTTACTATAGTATGCCCACACAAAGGACACTCGCTTGGAAAAGTATCATGAAATTCTTTTTCAATTTCGTTCAATTGATTCTGCAATTCAATTTTATCCTCTTGTCTATCTTTTAGAGACTCAATTTTATTATTTAATACGTTAATTGAACCTTGATTTTTTTCTAAAGAAATTATTTTATTAAAAATTACTACTACTTGCTGGTCAAACTTTCCATACTTCTTTAGTCTATCAACTATTTCATTCATTGATTTTATCTGTTTAATAGTTTGCATGAGATAAATATAGTTTTTATTTCCTTCGATCCAATTTTCAATATTAGAAGAAAGTTTGGAAACATCAATAGTAGAAAGTTTTTTCAGTCTGGACAGACTTACATCATTCTTTTTTATCTTCTCAATATAGTTTTTCAGTTTGGGAATACTCTCTTTTTGCAAACAATAATTCACTTCTTTATTGTTTAGGATTTTTATTTCCATCTTTATTCTATTCAAATCAGAATATTTCTTGAGTTCATTTTCATTATTTTTTATATTATCCAATATACTTTTTAAATCAGCATTCACTTCTCGTTTGGTACTTTCGATCTTCCCCATGCATGAATCTATTTTATCAAGGTGCGAAATTCTATTTAAAATCCTTTGTACTTCTCCAGGAGTTTCAGACAATAAAAATGGAGCATCCAACTGCTTCTGTAAATTGATCTCTGTAAACCTCAATATAGATTTTATTTCTGTTGGAACCTCTTTATCGAAGGCTGTTAGATGCTCCTCATTTACATTATAAAAATTCTCTTTGTCCTTTCCTCTTTCAATCAGATCATCAATCAACTTGATTGATACTTTTGTTTCTCCTCCCCAATTGCTTCTATATGAGTCTCCCAAAGGTCTATTATTGATCAACCAATTTAAACTGCGAAGGATAGCTGTCTTTCCTGAATCAGTACTGCCGACAATTATATTTACCTTGTCAGATAATTCCAATTTTGATTCTTTGTGAGATTGGAAATTAGACAGCTGAATAGATTTAATCATGTCCTATTACTCTCCAGAATCTTGAAAAATACATCTGCATCTATAACTATTATAGGCACTTTCATTGATTTATTTTTAAGAATCAGCAGCCAATCAGTATTTTTTTTCTGGTTACTTTTCGCCTGTTCCATCGCTGATTTTATATTCCAGTGCTCGCCTGATTTACATTCTACAGCAAAAGGGAATTTATCAATATACGATTCAGGAATAATTACATCTGTTCCTGACTGTCCCATATTACGTGGTTTGATACAGCAGAAATCCCCATATCCCCAAGACACTCCAAGCAAGGCTGCAATTTTTTCGCAAGCCCATTTTTGCAGATTCCTTCCCTTGGTCTTGGCGCTGGCTACACTTATTCTTGCCATCGTGGTTTCCTGTCCTTTGAAGAGATATCTTCTTCGATCTGCATCCATTTATCTTTCACTCGTTTTGACAATTCCTCTTCCAGATTATTCTTTTCAATATGATCGATCAGTCCATCAAAAGAATATTCTTTACCATCCCAGACAATTCTTTTTTTGGAGAACTTTCCGAGAGGAGTCAAAAGGTCATAAAGAAATTTGATATTTGAAGCAGTGTTATCTATGCCATAGTCAAACAGTACATCAAGAAAACACTCCCGGAAGGGGAGTCCAACTTTATTCTTTTTGCATTTTACTTTGATAGTGATGCCAACAACCCGATCCTTCTTGTAATGCTTTTCAACTTCAGCCAGCCAAACGACTTGACTGGCATAAAAATCAAGAGCTTTGCCTCCAGTTCTGATTTGTTTCTCACCAAACATTACGCCAATATTTGCGCGCACCTGGGAGATAACGATGATAACTGCATCTTTGTTTTTGATATCCTGCACACGCAAACGGAAAAACTCTGAAAGCATTTTCTGTTTTTCCATTCCATAGGTGCCCTTCAGTTTGGCATCCTCTCCCTTTTCTTCGGCTGCTTCAATTTGCTTTGTTCGTTCCTCGTCTCTTTTTATCTCCTGTGAAGATGTCAATGAGTCAAGAGAATCAAGTGTATAAATAAATGATTCTCCTTTCCTTACTTCTTCAACTTTCTTTTTTACATTCTCATTAAATTCTTCTATGGTATTTGAGAATGTCTGATTGTCTTCCATAATGTCAAAGCCATACAGCTTTTTAGGATCAAAAGAAAATCCTGCTTCAGCGTCATCATAGAACCAACTGAATTTCTTACCCAACAATTTTTTACAGTAGGCAATAAACTCCATAGCCACAAGAGTCTTGCCGGAGCTTTTATCTCCTACAAGGTTGAAAATCTTCCCCTTTGGAATTCCGCCACCTAATACTAAATCAAGTAAATCAATTCCAGTAGAAAGAAAATCAACTGATGCATTCTTTTCAATTGGCTTGCTTACTGTTTCCTTTACTTGCTCTACTGTTTTTTGAACTTCCGTTAGAATCTTTTTTGGCCTTCCCCGCTTTTTTAGCATATCCGTCATAATGTATTTCTCCTGCTATGATTTTATCAAGAATGGCTTCTTTTACTTTCAGACGCCCACCACATTTAATTCCCGCTCCCAGTCGATGGCACCAGGAGCGGATTGTAACAGTAGTGACTCCAGCTTTTACAGCTGCTTCATTTACTGAAATAAAGTTTTCGTCCATTATTTCTTATCCTTATATTTTGCCTCAAACTCATCAACGCAGTCATTCCACATATCACAGTTTTTACATTCAGGAGTGCTATCACAATCCTTCCCAAAAATATGCTTGAATGGACAATCCTTTGTATGCTGCTGTTCCTTCGGGGAAGGCTTTCGCTCTGTTGCTTCAGACTCAGTTTTCTTCTTCAGCACTTTCCTGACAGGCGCTTTTTCTTCCTTCTCCTCAGCTTCAGCTTCCTTCTCTTCTGCTTCTCCTTCCTCACCAAAGAGCATTTCCTTGGCATCATCATAGGTAGGAATAATCAAAAGGTCATCAAGCGAATAGGTGGTATTGATTGCATCCTCGTCATATTGTGTTTCACGCTTCTCGAAAGCAAAATCCTTGAACTTGAAAAACTTTCTTTTGTTAAATGTTTCCTCGCTCGCGCGAAAGACAATTGATCGTCCTTCCTCCAGGTCTGCGAAGATGATTGCTCCATTTCCTTCTTCATCTTCAACAATCTTGAGTTTTTCAAGCAGTTCCTTTTCAAAAAAGAAATGAGTCATATCAAGGAGCTGTACGCCTTTTTCTTCATCGTTACAGTCGATAATATTATAGATTGCTCGTCTGGACGGCTTCAGACTTTCTGCAAGCTGTTCATTTCCTTCCTCAATCAGCCGGTCACGTTCTTCACAGATTGGGCAGGATTTATTGTAGGTTTTATTCAAGCAAAGAACATTTTTCTTCCCCAATCCAATATACTTGTGAGTGTAAATATCGAGAATGTAGTCCGGCTCTCCCTTTTTAATTCCTTGCGGGTGATGAGTGGTGGCTACCGTATAGGGAAGAATATCAATTTTATTCTTTCCGTCTTTCACTTTGTAAAATTGAACATCATCAATTTTGGAAATATCAAGCAGAGTTGATCCTCTTTCTCCTCCCTTGTTCTTTTGGTTGTTGGCAATACGATCTCTCAGTGCACTCTTTCTGTCTTTTTCTCCCATTGTTTAATCCTTTCTATTTGTGGAGATTATTCATATCAGGCCCGCTTGTGGGCACCAATATTTTTTCTTTTTTAGCAGTCTTGATCAATATAATTCTTGTCTCATCGAACCACTCCCAATTTGCTACAGTGCCATCACTTTTTACTTTAAGTGGAGCAAGGCCATAGTGAATACATCCAGTTGAATAAACTGTAATGCCAAGACACTTACCCTTAAATCCAGAAACATTGTCTTGCAGAATATCATTCAGATGATATTTGTTATTCATTCCCTTCTCCTTTTCTTTTCAATCCAGCACGCTGACTGTCTGCTAAACCATCAGTGCCTTTTGGATTTTTTGGTGTTGAAAAATAATCTCTCATCCACAACTGGACAAGATTTTCAAGAACTGATTTACGATGATCGAATGATTTGATAACTCCTGACAAAATCTTTTTATTGTGAATCGCCTTTATCAAAGCAGTTGAAATTTGATTTATCTCTGGAGAGGAATCAATTATAGACTGAATCGCTTTCTCTGTCATCTTCTCAGTAGAAGTTTTTGCTTCTTTATATTTTTCTGCTTCTGCTACTTTTAATTTGTTTTCCAGTTCATTTACTTCTTTGTCAGCATCTGCTTCTAGTCTACAATACTGAAAAACTAATTGTGGCTGTTTCAGGAATTCTCCATCAAGATTTTCTTTATCAATTTTAATATCGTCTTCGTAGTTCATGCTACACTCCTTCAATAATTGCATCTCTCATTTGAATAATTCTTTTATCAAGCATCTTTGCAATCTTCTCTGGAGAATCATCAAACTTATCCTGTTCGGTAATTGATGCTTGAAGCTCTATGGCAATATTCTCATAATTGCCAAGATTAAAAATTCGTTTTACTGAAACCTGATTGATCTGCATAATTTCACCTCTCATATATATTATAGTCAGAACTTAAAATTTTTTAAAAATATTTCATTTTTTTAATATTGCTTCATAGCAGGATAAAATTAATCCGGCTTTTCCGCTATCATAATAATTATCCTTGAAGCATTCCAGGATATAAACCGCTTGTGGATTATCCTCATTCAAAACTACTTTACTCATATATCCTAAAATTGCTCTTCTAATCTGTTCAGGCTCCTCCTCTAATTTTGATAGAATTCCTGTTACACTTTTCCAACTTGCTTTTGGGTGTAGCAATCTTCTACACAAATTGATTACAGTTTCTTCCTCCTTCACTAAAATATTTTGGATCACCTCTGAAGTAAATTCACCAAACCCTTTTACTTTTTCCAATAGAATCAAAGCCTGTCGAGGACAGTTATCTGACACATCTAATATTTTATTTATTCCAATTTCATCCGGCTTTATTTCTTCCTTTTCACAAATTCCCTTTAACCATTTTTTCATTTCATCTGTATCTGGTTTACTTACTTGATATTGTGAACATCTATTTTTAATTGTATTTAATAATTTATTTGGATCAGTAGTACAGAGGAAAAAATAAACATGCTTGGGAGTATCTTCCAAAGCTTTTAAAATAGCGTTCTGAAAATCTCCTGTAGTCTTGTGGACCTCATCCAGGATATAAACTTTTATATTCCCGGTCAGGGATTGTAGATTGATCGTTTCCATTATCTGACGCGCTGTATCAATTCCTCTGGTATTACTCATATTGTATTCGTAAGTATCATATTCAGAGCAACCTAATTCCTTTGAAAGAATTCTTGCTATAGTGGTTTTTCCGCATCCGCTTTCCCCATAAAGTAAAAAGGTATGTGGCATTTTTTCTTTATCTTTCAGAAACCCTTTTAGAATCTGAATTGTTTCTTTGTTCCCAATCACCTCATTAAAATTATTCGGACGATATTTGATATGAAAGCTCATTCTTCTTCCTCCTTAAACATAGAGAACCAATTCCCATTAACATCTGATTTTTCAATCTCTACTTTTAAAGGAACTATGATCCAGTCCCAATATTTTTTAATTCGATTACACATAATATCAATCACTTCTTTTGAAATTAAATCAAACTCTTCCGGCACCATATCAAAAAGCATTGAATCGTGAATCTCTCCCACCAATTTACTTTTTAATTTTGGATTATATTTTAGAAACTTCTGTACTTCAATTAGACTCCAAAGCAGACAATGAAAGGCACTTCCTTGAATCGGAATATTACAAACAACTTTTCTATTCATTAAATTGTCCGCTCTAAATCCTGTCAGAAAATCTATGTATCCATTTGTTTGATAGAATCTCCATAATTTTTCTTTCCAATTATTATAAACCTTAAATCTATTATTCCAAAAATCATATTCAATATCTTCAATATGATTTTCAAATTTTTGAAAGCTCTTGATTCCTTTATTTTTTAAATTTTGAATATCTTCAGGCTGCATCATTTCCCATAATCCCTTGGCACAATTCCCCCAATAGTCTCCATAGAATTCAGGAAAGACAAATCTATTTTTAGCAGCATATCTAAGGTATTTTTTTTCCTCTGTATATTTTTCTAAAAGATAAATCTGAATAGCCATGTCCCTATGCATATTTGTAGTAGGATCGTTTATATATTCAAGCATTTTTGGGTCTTTATGATAGCAGGCTGAAACGCTAACCTCAATTCCGCTATAGTCAAATTCTACCAAAATATTTCCAGGAGAAGGAACAATTCCACTCCTCATTATTTTATTTGCTTCTTTATCCCTATGTGGAATATTCATAAAGTTTGGATCGGAACAACTTGAACGGTACGAACTAACAGTGTGTAGCATATAATTAGGATGAACTTTTTTATTTATAGAATATTCCAGCATGTTAGAAATATATGTTTCTTTCAGTTTGGAAAACTTTCTGTACTGTAAAATCTTTTTAGTAAACTCTGAATCTATTTTTTCTAAAACTTCCGCATCGGTTGATTCTCCTCCTTTAGCAGTTTGTTTAATTGATTTTATTTTCAATATCCCAAAAAATAATTCTTTCAATTGAAGTGCTGAATTATAATTTAAAATAGTTCCTTTTTCTTTTCTATATTTCCTTGCCTCAGATGAATTAACTATTTCAAGATTCAACTGATTCATGTCCTCATTTATTTTTAACACTGCTTCATGATAATAGTTTTTATCAATTTGAATTCCATTACTTTCCATATCAGCAAATGCTAAAAGTCCTTGCATAAAAAAATCAATTACTTGTCTTTGATAATGAGTAGAAATTAAATATTGATCCAAATATAATTTATACTCATAATAGGAATCCAATCCACAATATTCTAATCGTTTGTCTAAAGGAAATTTATCAAGGGTATTAATTTTATTTTCATCCATAACAAAAAATGGTTTGACTTCTTTGTCATAATCTTCAACCCCATATTGAACAAATGCTTGAAATTTTAATCCTGTTATTCCTGCTCGATTGTCAAGAATATGAGTACCAAGCATAGTATCCCAACACCAACCCTCGATGGAATGCTTCAAAACATTTTTTGCCCAGAGCTGTTCAAACTTTATATTCTGTCCTATCTTTTCAATCTTTTTATTTTGTAAAATTCTTCTCAATACTTTTAGAAAATCATCTTCATAGAAAATAGGAAAAGCAAAAGATTCAATTTTATTCTGACGTATTCTGGCAATACTCATACAAAGAATTTTTGATTGTTCCAAATAGGGATAAAGAGAATTGGTTTCAAAATCAATTACTATTCTTTCATTAGAAAGGGTTTCAAGAAATTCAATGGCATTTTCTTTTGTATAAAATTTAGTTACTTCTATATTATCTAATGAAGGAAGTCCAGGGTGATCAAAAGCATTTCCAATATTATTTCTAAAAATCTCTCTCAAAGCATTATTGTTTTCATCCCGTAAAAGATATGATGGGTGATAGGTAGGAAATATCACACAGTTATTTTTATAATCAGGAATCTGCCAACCTATCCACTGTTCAATTGTTTTGATTGATTGTCTATTTAAAAAATAAGATTCAAGAGCAGTTTTTCCTAATAGAATTATTTTCTTTGGTTTTAATTTTTCAATTGTTTCCATTAAATTATGTTGACAGCATCTTATTTCTTTTCCTGTAGGAGTTCTATTTCCTTCCGGTCTGCAAATAATTGCGTTTGTTTTCCAACAGTCCTCATCTAAATCAATTTGAATTTCTTTTAGTATTGATCTTAATATCTGCCCTGCTTGTCCTATAAGTTGAATTCCTTTTTCATCTTCTGTTTTTCCCGGAGCTTCTGCTATAATCAAAACTTCCTTTTTTCCATTCCCGGTGTATTTCATTTTCGGAGTCAGGCAGGTTTTATTCAATTCGCATAGATCGCATCCCTTTTTTATAACTGCTTGTTTTTTTTCTTGTAGAGATTTTGCAGTCTTAATTTTCTTTTCTGGAATTTCAAAAAAAGATTCTGTCATTCTTCCTTCCTAATCTTGAAAAAATAACTGAATGAGGCATTTCTAAACATAGCTATGTTTTCAAAAAGTTCCATTTCAATATTGGTATTCAGAATTTCCAAAAGGAACAGGGGATGAATAAAAAATTTTCCTTCAATATCAGTGTCAATATTTGTCTGAAATTTGATCTTACCAAATTCGTTTTCACTCTTGCAGATACATTTCTTATTTTTGATTTCAAATTCAATTTCCTTTGCAAAGACGTTTTTCTGGTCTGTCAGAATTTCGGTCAAATGCAATCCATCTTTTATCTCTTCAGGCAGTTTGACGCTCTTCTGCTTTTTTGCATTATAGATTTCTTCAAACTTATTAAAATCCATTTCTGTGATTGTCGATTTGATAATCAAGACATTCACATCATCTTTTTTGAATGCTATGAATTTCTCCCCTTCTCCATATTCATCAACCTTTAAATTGATAAGAATGTTAATACAATCAAACGGGAGTAGCATGGCAGACATTTTGCTTTTCAGTTTGAAAATGCTAATCCTGTATTTGTCTGTGGAGTATATTTTGTTTTCCTTTACATGAGCAAAGGCAGATGCGTCCGTTGAATTTTTATTGACGCAGAATTGAGTTAGGTTTAATCCTTCATTGAAATTATCAGGGAGCTTTTTAAATTCTACTTTTTCAGTTTCCAAATCCTTGAATGTTTTCAGTACTTCTTCATTCAAGGACAATTCAGCGTTTATCTTGTCAGTAGTGATTTTTAGATTCTCATTACTGATTTCCATTTCAATCTCTTTGTTCTTTATATTTTTTATGATGGAATTGAATTCAGAATACCGAATGGCAAAGTCTCTTTCAAATCTCTTGAAATTGACAGTGAAAACAAAACGGCCATTATAGCAAGATATTTTCCCATGAGTAAAATAAAGATATTTTCCTATTTCACTAAAATCATTTTCATTTATTCCATCTTTTAAAACTTCCAGTTTTTCAATTAGCTTATTGGTTTCTATTTTCATTGAAAATCCTCCAGGATTTAATTAAATTCTCTCTCTCTCTCATAAGTTTGAAAAAGCTTTCCAAATGATTTTTTAAATCCAAATCATTATGATAATTTAGATGTTCCCTTTGAAATGTATCTGCCAGATAGATTTTCATGATACTCCTTGAAATCATATTCTCTGCAAAAATAAAAACTACTCAAAATATTTTGATACTCTCTCTCTCAATTCAGTTGCTTGTACCGCTTCATTTGGGAATGTTGATAGATAAATTCTCATTTAATTTCCTTTAACAGTTTAAAAAATCCTTTTTTAAAGCAGTTGAAAAAATAAAAACTTTGAAGTCGCGGATATGTTAATTTATTCTTATTATATATTTTCATTATCTCTCTCTCTTGATAAAAGGCATTAAACTAAACCCACTTGCTATATAGATTTTCATTCAATAACTCCATAATTGTTTTGCATTCCTCCAGGTAAAAATAACTTTGTAATCTTGCTTTTGTTGAAGACAATAAAATTCTCTCTCTCTCTCTCTCAACATAGTTGTTCCAGCCAAATATATTTTCATCTTACTTCCTTCAAAATACTTAAAATTATTTTGACATCTTTAATATATACAAATGACTCCAATTTAGAATTTAAAATTTTCATTATCTCTCTCTCTCCTGAAATAGAACGATCTCCAGGATGTCCCGCTATATATATTTTCAAAATAGACTCCCATTATTCATATATTCAAACTTTCTTGGATATTCAGGAATTGCTTTTTCCAATTCCATAAAATATTTGATATTGATTTTATCCCGTTCATGGTAATCTTCAGATAATTTTTTAATATCACATTCCATTAGAGAAACAAATTGCTCTATAATTTTTTGTTTCTCCTTTGGCATAGTAAAATAATTTGCATCAAATTTATTTAGAGAAGGACTTTTTTCAGATATATTTATTTTTAATTGCCCAGCAAGATAATTAAATTTTCCATTTTTAAATGCTGGCATATAGAATCCACCGAATCTGCTATTCATCACCCAGGAAGTAGAATCAACACTGTACCAGGGATATCGAAGCATTAAATCAAAAGCAGTCAATCCGAATCCATGAACTTTTACTTTTGGAATTCCTTTTGAATCACAAATATATTTTGAGAATAGATTATCAAGCCAGGAAATCAATTCTTTATTCCCAATAGGGACCATGCCACCAAATGCAATATAAGAATATTTTTTTAGATATTGATTCAAATATTTTATATCTTCCCCATAATGATAACAGGGAAGAGGATTCAATCCTGCATCTTCCATTATTTTTTGATTTTGTAAAGTAATTTCTGGATTCTGAATATCATCAAGCACAGCATAAGTATCAATTAGAGATTGATTTTCTTTAATGAAATAAATATAATCTTGCAGATCAATTTTAATTCCCTTTGACCATGCGGAGAAAGCCCCACTATCAAGAAAGAAAGATATTTTATTGTTCATAAGTTGTATTGTCAAATCCTTTCAAAGCTTCTTTTCTTTCAGTGCAAGCTCCACATTTCCCACAGTGAATTTCTTTTCCCTTATAACACGTCCAAGTTTTTGAATAATCTATTTCTAATCTTTTTCCAATCAAAGCAATTTCTCTTTTTGTTTTAAGAGTAAAAGGAGCATCAATTTGAATATGTTTGTATGTACCTTCAAACATAGATTCTGACATATGGATAATAAAATCTTCTCGACAGTCAGGATAAATTGCATGATCCCCTGCATGATTAGCAATCAATACGTATTTACAATCATTTGATTCTGCAATTCCGCCAGCAATTGAAAGCATAATTCCATTACGAAAAGGAACTACTGTTTGCTTTTGATTTTCATCTTCATAATGTCCTTCTGGTATTTCTCCTCCAGTTTGAAGAAGATTAGATTTTAAAAATGGAGTGAGGACAGATATATCAATCATATGCCAAGGAATATTTAA